CCTTGAATTCTTTTAGTATTTGGTTGGTCTACTATCTGATCCAACGTTGCGTTTAAAAATTGACTATTGGTAGTTGTTTTAAATATTTCAGGTAGAAAATTTAATGTTCTAATTCTTGTTGCCATTATTTCTCTCTATGGTTATATATTACTTATCTTATTTGTAACTGTGCTGGTGTGAGTGCCGCAATTACAAGAACATCATTTGATGTTGCTCCATTGGCAAATATTTCATACGGAGCTGATTTAATCTCATATAAATCTCCAAAACTCATTGTAGGATCATTTGGAACTAATACAGCGGAGCTAATTAAATCTCCTACTTCAGAATGTAAATACGCACTCAATTCACTGAAGTAAAACGTATCTCCAAAATTCCAATTGTTAATATTAAAATATGTATTCATAGCAGAAAGAACTGCACTACGTATTTCACTATCACTTGCATTTGTGTTACCTGCTCTAATTACTTTAACAGTTGCTCTTAATTGAGCAGGCGCTTTAGGTCCAAATAATGGTAAAAATACTACACTATTCAATATAATACTATCACTTAACATCTTGTAATCATTTAATGATCCATATGCTTGTGTCAAATCATTAATTGTAGGTTTGTCTGGTATTGGCACTGTATCAGTAATATCTTGTAACCAATTTTGATAAGCAGTATAGTAAGCCTGTGTAACTACATACAAATCAATAATGTTTGTAGTAGCAGGATTAATACGTGTCGTATTATTACTATTATGACGATATTGGAATTGTAATCCTTGACGACCTGGTTTCATAATATATTGTGGTTGTTCAGTTACAATATAAAATGGTGTGTTAACTGTTTGATCTTGAATCGTTGTATAAAATAAATTATCGGTAAATGCATAAAATAATTGACCTTCTGGATACTCATACTTAACTATTTCAATTTGTGTTTTAGTTGAATAGATATACACTACATCAGTCGATGCTATTAATTGATAACGTGAGAGATTTACTGCATCTTGTAATAATACAAAGAATGTGTAAATGCCAATATTGGTATTACCATTAACATAACCAGTAACTTCTGTAAAGAAATCTGGATTACTTACAATAGTTCTATCATTAACATCAATACTTGCTACTTCAACTTCAAAATCATTTACGTAGCCGTCACTTTCAACTGTTTGACCAATAATACTTGATGTTATTGGTGTTGCTAATGGGTAATTACTACTAGGTTGTGTATTGGTTGCTAATACTTTAACAAAGTCTTGTAATATTTTTCCACTAAAAGGATCATATACTAATTTACCATTTTCAAATGTGAAACGTGTGTCAGCTACACTACCAAAATAGTATGCCAATGAGCGATATGATATACTATAACGATTACTTCCTAAACTTAATATATTTACAAAATAATTACTAGCATCATATGTACCAATACTCCAGCGATCTTGTGCTATAGTTAGACTATTATCAAATATTAAACTAAAGCTTTGATTTAATTCCATTCTAACAATACATTCTTGTATTACTATATTAGGCAATGAGTTATCAAACGCAGGTAATATGGTAGCTACAATTGCGCCTTGCGGCACATAACCATTTAATGTAACTGGACCTAATCCATTACTGAATGCACCTTCACCATTATTGTATCCGTCACCTACTACATTTAATACAGTAGTCCATATATATGTTTTATCAGATGGGCCAGCAATGCCGGCTATTAAACGATTTGTGTCGCTAAAATAATATCCTGCCGGTGCAGTGAATTTAATCATTGCACCTTTAGTAGTGTATTTCATATTATAAGTAGAATATGTTCCTACTGGTATAGGAGTATTATTGCTACCATTAATATTAAAGAAATAACCAGTTAAACTACTAGCATTAACTGTTTGTTCTTGCCAATATACTGTGCCGTCACCGGAAGCCGCATTAACATTGTATCTTGTATAATCTTGTATATAATATTGTCTAGCACGATTATCTGCTAATAGTGCACCTAATGTATCTGTTAAGAATGTGATGATATCGCCGGATGTAGTGATAGTTAATAATATATTACCATCAGTATCATCTTGATACATACCACCGTCACTTGAGAATGAATTTGTGCTGGAGTATTTTCCGGTTGGATCTAACAGGTCTAAGTTTTTTGATACGCCAACTGAACTGCGGTTAATAGCTTTGCTTTTAACAATAGAACTGTATAATGTATATGGGAAATTGTTGTAATCTTCACCATTAACCATTCTGTTCTGTGTATAGTAGCGGGAAGGGGCACGTTGTTTAATGTTTGCTAATGTTTCTCTTGCCTGTGCGTTTGACACTGGTGTCTGTAATTCTAATCCTAATGTAAGTGTTTCTGTTCGTCCTAACCTGCTAATATAACTTAATGTAACTGATAGATTTTGCATCTCAGTTGGATCAATAGTATATGTCAATGCATTACCTGCACGTACATATGCTCTAAATGTTCCAACTGGGATCTCGGAAAATACTCCATCACCAAAAACGTAACTAACTTGGTCGTTAAATCTAGAGCCAACTGAGAATATTCTGCGAACGCTATTTTCAGTTTGTAAATAAGCATCTGCATAAACATTCTCTACTTGATTCCATAACGTTCTATTAACTGCGGAACTGTTATCGGTACTTAACTGATATAACCAAGTATCTGTATTATTGATACCTTCAATGTCAATATCAACTACTTGATTTGAAATTTGTTGTGCTAAATTAAAATCAAAATTCTGCAATGTTCCTTGCTTGAAATAAAAGAAGAAACCTGTATTTGGACTGCCATAACCTAACTTGTCATTGCGATAAGCCATATTCATTTTGCCACTTGGTGCAGGAGGAATTTCGTAAACATAATCTTCATCCAACGTAGTGGAACTAACTAATTCAAAATTCATTGCTTGATTATCTACAACCGAAGTGAATGGCACAATTGGTAATGTGTTTTGTGGAATATTAATTGTATACTCATCCGTTTTAATACCTGATAATTGTGCTGTATTACCCGGGCGTCCAACTCGCTGTGTGTTAATCAATGTTGCGTTGATAATTGTATTATATTGTTCTAACCAATTAACATTAGCAGGGTCATTCCACAATATAGCTTGATTGCTTAAATTAAATCCATTTAGATCCGTAATGTTTTCGGTAGTTTGAATGCTTGTTACTTTAATATAACCCTGGCCAGCTAGGTTACGTTTAGGAGTATAACTGATTAAATTTGCTAGTTTAACAACACTATCTCTGCGTTCAGCCGTATCAATAAAGTTTTCACGGGCATTAAGATCACTACGGAATGCAAGACCTTGACCCATAAAAGCCATAACGTCCATTAATGCTATGAATTCACTTGATTCAATGTAATCGTTAAAAGTTTCTGGATAATAAACACGTATATAATCTATAAAACTTTTACGTAATGTTTCATAGTCATATGAACGGAAATCGGCTTCACGGAAGGTTTGATAGATTGCCTTCCAATCGTTAACGCCGAATAATGCTGATTGTCGTGAGCTGGTTGCCATAGTGGTGTTCTCTTTTAAGTATTTATCTTAAATGAAAACACCATTTTTGGAAGATTATTGAATTACTGCGGTATTTGTACTATTATTGAAGAAAACACTAAGAATTTCTGCGTTATTAAAAGGTGCAACAGCTAGTTCTACTTCAAGTAATATACCGTTTTCTTGTGGATATGCGCTAACAGTATTAACTATCATTCTTGGATCTTGGTTAACTACTCGTCTGATTTCTGTTTCTAATTTGTTCTGTACATCAAACGTATTAGGCTCAAAAACAAAACTCCAAAGAGTAGTTCCATATCCCGGGTTTCCAACTTTTTGCCCTTGTTGAATATTCAATGCATTAATGAAATCTTGTATAACTAATTGTTGGTCAACTAACCTAAACTTTTTACCAGGAATAACTGGTTGTACCATAGAGCCCACACCACCTGCAATACCCGCTGGTAAATTAGTAGATCGGGGCTTGTTAGCGTTAATTGTACTGAATCCAATGTATGTTGGCATGATTATCCTCTACTGTATTTATGTTATGCTGTCACGGAGCCGCTAAGCGGTAGCTGACGCATTTATTTTTTTTCTTAAATCTTCAATTTGTTTATCTAAATTAGTTATATTTTCTCTAGCAGTATTGAGAGCCGCTTCTGCACTTGCAATGCTTGGATCGCCTGCAGGTAATTCAGTTTTAGCTTTAGTACTAGCATATCTAGCATCATTTAGTTCTTTTTGTAAGTCAAATCGTTTATCATTTAGTGTGTTAATTTCTTCTGTTGTTTTATTATATTCTGCAATACTACTTTCAGATTGAGTTGTTCCCAATGTAGCCGGATTACCTTCAAAGTTTGGCATCGGTATCTTTGCACTACCCAATAACGATGTTATTGATTGAGTTAATTCTCCTCTATCGGTGGTATTAATAGCTACTGTTGGTAATTTAATTTGTACTGCACCTCCTGAACTCATTGAACTTATTGCGGCATTTAATTGTGCGGCTGCGCCAGCTGGTAGACCAGCAGATGCTAATGATGCTAATGATAGTTTACCACTCTTTAAATCATCTAACCCTTTTGTTAACGATCCGGCTGCACCTGTAATTGCATTTAATGCACCTGAAGATGCTAGTGGGTTAATTGATGTTAAACTAGATATACCATTTGTGATTGATGTTGCTTGACCAATTAATCCTGTTACTGCACTAACTCCCGGCACACTATTAATTGCACCAACTGCATTATCAACTACTGCCGATACAGCTCCGCCTCCCGGTAATGATCCCAAACCAGTGGATAGATTTGCTGTTATACCCGTCGCTGTTTTTAATAATCCAGATGCTACTCCTGTTACTGCACCTACTGCTCCGGTTATTCCACTAGTAACTGACCCTACTACTCCACTAATTGCACTAGTTATCCCACCTGTTACTGCACCTATTGCTCCGGTTATTCCACCTGTTACTGAGTTTAATGCTCCGGTTAATGAATTCGCTGCCGGAGCTTGGGCAGCCGCTTGTGCTTTTTCTGTTATGTCTTTAATATTTTGCGGGACACCAACAGCTAGTGTTGGTAACGCACCACTAATTGCCGCAAATGCACTACCGGCAATGCCCTTAGCACTATCTAATAATCCTGATATACCAGCAACTGCGCCTTTTGCCATACCAGTTAGTGAAGTTGCAATACTACTTAAACCACCAGTAACAGTAGATGCCAAGTTACCTGCAAAATTACCTGCAGAAACTAAACTTGCGGCTGATCCTAATACAGTATTCAATGCTCCAGTTGCCGCACCTACTACATTTGATATTGCTCCATTAACTGCTCCTACTACTGCACCTGCCGCATTGCTAACTAAATTGACAGTATTTTGTATACCGGCTGTAGCGGCTGACATTACCAATCCTGCTATAGCTGTACCTGATTCTTTACCTGTAATTAATCCAGTTTGTGTTAGTGCTGTTTGTGCTTGCGTAAAAGTGGCAACTTGTGTTGCTACTTGTGCTACGGGATTATTTACATAGCTAGTTAAATTTGCCGCTCCATCTTTTCCTGTAAACAAATTCGGTGTTAATGCCTTTGTTATAGACATACCATCTTTTATATTCTTTTCAACTAATGTTGCCGAGCCTGGTTTAATTACACCAGCTGCTTCAAGTTGTGCTGGACTTTGTGCCATTGCACCTACTGCCGCAACAGCGCCATTTGCTGTTTCTACTGCGCTTGCACCCAATTTCACTGCAGCGGCCGCGGGTCCTGTAGCAGCCAACGTAGATATTTGCCCAACCATTGTACCCGTTGTGTTCTTATCTAATGCCGCACTAATAGCTGCCGATGGAGGCACAGTGGCAGCTACTGCAACCGTTACTGGAGTAATGGGTGATCCTGCACTTGCATTTGTAGCCGCTACTGCTGAACTTGGTGCTGCCGGTAATGCCGCACTTGCATTGTTATTAACTTTAACATCCACACCTTGATTAGCACTAGACCATGGTGCATGTGCAGGTGCTCTACTTACAATACTTAATAATTTGCCCGGTGCCGCTAACCAACCCTTAGTAGCATCATTTAATGTATCAGTATGTGCTACTACTGGTAATGGTTTAACTTCTTGAGGAACTAAACTTGATGCTCCTGTATTTAAATTAATCTTACTACCGTTAAAATATGTTATAGAATCACTATAAAATGATGAATCGGCTGCGCTAGCAAAACTCATCTTACCATCTACTTTAGTTGTATATGTACCAGAGGCATATAAACTGAAATCTGTTCCAACTTTGTGTGTGGTTTGTTTTTCGCTATTAATTGCAATAGTATCAGCACTTATGTTTAGTGCCTTACCTGCATTAATATTAATATTATTATCAGCGTGTAAATTCAAATCACCTTGTGTTCTTACATTAAATGAGTTAGTAGAGTACATATCAATTGTACCCTCTTTACCTAATTCAATATAACTTTGTCCATTAGCGTGAATAATGAATAATGTTTGACCATCATCACTCATTAATATTTGATGCCCTAAACTACTACGTATCCTTACTAGCTGGTCTCTACCTAAAATGTCTCCGTCGTCCATTACTAAAGTGTGGCCACCCCTTCGTGCAATAACTTTTAAACCTGCAAGGTCGGCTTGAGCTTGAGTCGTTGCGGCGTCAGCAATTGTTTCATCAGTGAATCCACCCTCGTATATAGGTCTACCCGGTGTGCTTACTCCCCAACCAACACGTGATGGTGTTTCACGTTGTGCGCTGGATCCAATAACACCTCTAATAGGATCACGAATTAATCCCTGTTGTGCTAGTATACTAGCAACATAACTATGTACTGGTTTGGCATCAGTTAAAAATCTATTACTGTTTGCTATTCCTGCATTATTACTATTAAGGTTAGTTACAGGTAATCTTACGGCACCGCCTAATCCTTTTGCTTCACCTGCATTTGCTACAATATTATCTGTACCACCAATTGCAGGAACCATTTGTAACGCTTCGGCTTGAGGTACACATCCTATCCAAAAACCATAATTAGGATCACCATTAATGAATATACATATAACCGTTGTGCCTATATCTGGTTGACTATTCCACATGCCATAACTGTTGGGATTTTTAGTATATTCTCCAAACCCGGTATTTGCCCCTGAAGGTATAGTTACTCCATAGAAGGGAGTCATATAACTAACAGTTACCCAAGAAGTACTATCATTTGGATTTTGTCCACCCAAATCACTAATGTATACTTGTAGTCTACCTGAACGTACCGGATCAATATTGTCTTTAACAATACCAAATAACGGTACACTACGTAGCACTGCACCACCTGCATCCGGTTGACTTGCTTTAGTACTACCTCTAGGTTTTATTTCATCATATGCCATATATTATGTTCCGCCCCTTGGTCTTCCTAATAATCTTAACTGAGCATTTGTTGCGGCGTTATCCCTTGCTCTGGCAGCTAATGCCGCATTAGCCTGCGCTAAGTCTACTTCTCTACCGCCTCGATTTGCAGGTTGTTTTGTCGGGTTTACTACATTATCATCATTAGATTCAGATGATGCATTAAGAGCTTTATTTGTTGTAGCTGGATATCTACTTGCTAGATTATTTACTTCAGCTATAGCTCGGTTGTTATCTTCTTCTGTAATAATTGGTCCAAGTCTAGCGTCACTCGCCCCGGTTTGTCGACCACTTGCATCTAATACAACAGGTCTACCGGCTGAATTAGTAGCTTCTTTAGTTATTAAATCTGTCATAGAATTTATCCTACAATCTAATTCTTGTGTGAATTTACCTTTTGAAAAACTGCTAACTACTTCTATAACCTGATAACTTATTCCTTTAACTAATGATGCAACTTCTTTGGGGTATTTCCAAAATAATATAGATTGATTTATAGTTAACAATCCGTTATCATTATTATAATCTTCTGCTTCTTTAAAATCTATTTCAATAAACACTTGACCACCATTTGGATTTATAGTAAATCCTTTGCCATAAAATTGACGGTATATTTGATTTGCTGAACTAGGGCTATCTTGCACTAAAAAATCAGGATCACCCATAATAGTAACTTTTGCAGTAGCATAGGAACCGGGATCAAATAAACTAGTTAGATAAGAATTTTGTGCTTCTTTACCTACATCTAATTTACCTGTTCTATCTTGATTTTGTCGCTTGCCTTCTATGGTAGCTATATCTTGACCGCCACCCTGACTTGCAGGGGCACCGGTTGGATTCAATGCCGCTATAAAATATGCATTATCTAATTTTTGTTCATAGTTTAGTATTTCTGAATTCTTTCCAGTAAACCAATACTCGTATCTTTTATGTGGCCCATAATATTTTGTAGTTTTGTTTACGTATGGACTAGTTACATATGGAGTTTCATACGGTTGTATAACATATGTAATTTCATACGCAAAATCACCTGCTATTTTATCAAACCCTAAACATTTAACTTCAGATCCTAAATTATACCATTTAATGGCATTCGGTTTAGGATCCGGAACATTAGGACCACCTTTATCAGCCGGAGGTGGTTGAGTAGTTGATTTTATAACTAAATTTAAGGCATCTTCCAAATAACTACTTTGTGATATGATTGAACTTATTGCTTGCATTATAGATACATCATTAGCAAATGTAATAGTTCTACTATTACTATTAGGTACAGCCTTTACAGAAATACCTTCATTAACTTGATTTACATTTTTAGCTAAACTCATAGGCCATGTTGATTTGTTTAAATCAGCAATACTTACAATAGTTGCGTCACCAATGGCTGCCTTTGCATCTCCTAAATATCTAATACTATAAACATTTGGTATAATACCATCCGGAGTTTCCGAATTAACTCTGTTTCTTTGATATTGATTTAATTGACTTACTAAACTGTTTAATACTTGATCTACTGTATTACCTTGATATCGGCCACCGCGATCCAATCTGCCAAATTTTACACCAAATGCAGTTTGCGGGGCAATTGGTGCGGCTATAATATTATATACAGTCATTTTGCCGTCAAGTTTAAATTTGAAACTTTTAATTTTAATGTCAAAAAATCTTTCAAATACTCCACCAGAGTCGCCAGTTATATCTCTATTATCCTGATTGTATGTAGTACTTGCTGATATTTCTTTTCCTTCAGAATCATATCCTTGAAATCTAACACCTAATATAAAAAATGCTTTAGTAGCATTAACTAAATCTTTAAAATTTTTTAATTTACTTTTCTCTCTCAATAACTGGGAAGCATATGTTAGTTTTGATATGAATGAGAAACCATATGGTTCATAAATATTAAATAAAATTTCACTTTCATTAGATGCAGTACTAGTAGCAGGGCCAGCTGTTTTAGTTTTAATTTTTAACTCATCTATATAAAAATCATAATCAAATGCACGTTTACTTGTTTTATTGTTTATTCCACCACTTTGTGCTATGATATATGCGCCTGACATATTATTTTCAACTTCAGTAGCCACTTGCGGATTAGCAACATTATTAATGGCATTAATATTATTTCTTCCAGATAGAATAAATGCATCATACGCATCAGGTGTTATCATATACAACGTAATTTGATATGTATAACTTGATAAATTACCTAAGGGGTTTTGTGGGCGTAGACCTGGTTTTTGACTGGCCGGCGCTCCTTCTATTGCTTTAACCGGTCTCTTAGCAGTAATAACTACTTCTCCCAAGTCAGATACATTACCTGATGGATTAGGAGTTGATTCTGATTGACCTTCTCCACTATCTCCGTCGGCAGGACCCGTAAGAGTGTTTGGATTAGTTTTGTTTTCTGTTGTTGGTGGAATAGATTCTGTGGGGGTAGGCGGAGGTGCTGATGCTTGCTCAATTGCGGCAGCATCATCAAGCAGTGTAGGCCTAAGCGATTCAGGCATGCCCTTTTCAATAGCAAGATTAATGGCTATTGACGGTAACGCTCCTCTGCTAATATTTTTACCGGTAGTTGTATCAATTACTATCCAAAGTCCAGTAGTGTCTTGTATCTTAATAGAATACATTTATAGTCCCAACAGTTGTTTTAAGAAATCTGCTTTAGGCAAATAGATACCTACCCCTGTTACAAAATCAAAATAAGGATCTTTTAATCTGTTTGGATTGCGCTGTGCAAATACCCACCACAATCTACTATCAGCATATAAGTCAAATGCTAACATATCAGGACGAAATTCATATACCATTGTTATTTCCCAATAGATATCCGATGGCTGTTTATAGATAGGTCTATCTATCATTACATCTAAAAATTTACTATTAACTATATCTGTTACATAGTACGGGCTTGTTGCTGGATAAAGTGTATTATTTGACATTACCAAATTCCTCCGCCACTTGGATTCTTACTACCCTGTAGTAATTTGCCAGTAGCATAATCTTTTAAACTAAATGTATTACTTATAGCATTACGTGTTACAATTGGATATGCCACTAATGATATTGATATTTTTGTAGGTACATATGTGGGTTGTGTGTTTGTTGCTTTACTAAAATTAGGTGCTGATTCTGTTGCTCCTGCATTTAAATGATTAGTTCCTGATTGCATTCTAACTTGACTTGGTGTTAAATCGCTATTTCTATTATCATTATATCCAGTTGAGTTAACTCCGGATAACAAAGTTGGACTACTTGCTCTTATATAGTCCACGTCATTAGGTAAATTATAATTAAATGATGATATAACTAATGGGTGTCTATCAAATTGAAAATCGCCCATCCCAGATAGATAACACAACGGTGGAGGTGTTCCTAGTTTTGGTATCTCATCTTGACCATAAAACATTTTAGTCACTGATCTGAAGAAATGTATAACGGCTAACATATAATTTGCCTCTTCAGTGTCTTGTGCAGTGAAATCACAATTAATAGTAACCTGGTCAACGCTACTGTTTTTATATTGAAATATTTTATAATTACTATGTATTAATTCTGCGGGATCATAATGTGCGGCATATATAACTTGAATCTGTGGAACATATGGAAAAATTACTCCGTCTGTTTTTTGTAGTGGTGCTAATATGCCTGGGTTTTGTGCTTTATACAAATATCCTGCACTAGGTGCTAAACTTAATCGTACACGCCAATCACCCTGTGTCTTTGCGTTTTCTGCATCTTGTGTAATCTGTTGTGCTCTAGCATTCTCTACTTTCCCTTGCAAACCGGCTGCATTTGTTACACCTTCGGCAGCAAATATATCTTGTTCTGTACGTGGGGGAATTTCGCCATTTATTTCTTCAGCTTCTAATCTTGCTTTTTCAATTGCATCGTCTGCATTAATAGTTGCCGGTGCCGCATTTTCAATTGTTTGTATATCAGCACCAATATTTGTGTTAGGATCGCTGTTTAATCCAATTTCTTGTTGAGGTTGGGGCAGTGGTTCTTGTGAATCATTACCAATATTAGTATTAGGATCACTATTTGGATCTATAACTTGTTGTTCTGATGCGTTGGCTTCTTGGAAGGCTGCATCGGCGGCAGCATTTTGACCAGTAACAAATGCTGGGGTAGCGTTTTCAACAACTGGTTCAGAACCTATATTAGTATTAGGATCACTGTTTGGGTCAGTAGTATTTGCAGACGTAGTGTTTTCAATTGGAGGAGGGGTCTCTGTAATGACAGCAGTATTAGATTGATCAGGAACAACTGTTTCAGGCGGAGTATTTGTGTTTGTATTCGGAGCACCAGTTGTTGCTACTCCAGCCTGTGTATTAGCATTGTTTATAGTTGCTCTAAGTTGAAATAGTTGTGATGTTAGTGTAGCTCTTACATATACTTCTGTTTTAGCTAAATTTTGTTTAATAGTATCTGTCTGTGCTTG